TGGTCGCTAGATATTGACCTCGATGTGTTGAATCTGCATAGCTAATACGCCCAGCCGCATCTTCATAAATATATCCAAGCCCAGAAGTCGCAAGGCTGGCCACCAAAGAATAAACGTCGGTTGTTGCAGCTGATCTAGCTGTAAGCTCATAATCGCCCGGGCGATCGATCTCACCTAATCCAGAGTTTTCTGCATTTTCCCAAGTAATCAAAGGATCGTAAGCAGCCCAAGTTTCGGCTGCTGGCACTTCATTCCATTGATCAAATAAAATGGCTTGCAATACCTCGTAAATCTGATCGCCATCAAAGTCTTTGGCTAACACGCCTTGAGTCAATACTTTGGGCAGTTTAGATAATGCTCCTAGAGCTGTGACTGTGACGTTCTGAGTTATGGCTGGTTCGCCTGTAGCCACGACAATATCGATGTCAGATATATCTCCGCCAAAGATAGGGATATACGTGCCAGTCGAATCTTTGATCTTGACCACGATAGAGTCATTGACATCAAAGGCTATGGCTGACTGAGTTAAGTTTTTTAGGGTAAATCGGCAATAACCAGCAATGGGCTGACTATAGATATCTGAGCGACCAGAAGTAATTGTGAGATCAGATAGGACTAGGTTTGTTACATCACCTGCGCCATTTACCTCTACTGCCCAATCTGGTGTCCATGCGGTCATACGAAGGCCGCGCTTCCTAACGTTCCTCGGGATTGTGAATCATTAAGAATTTTTACTATTTGTCGAGCAGTAGATTCGCTATCGATCGCGCCATTGACTGTAATGTTGGTCGTAGATACTGGTCTGACGTTTAAATAACTTGGAATGCCTGAAGGAGTAACCGGGCTAGATGGCGCTGATGGAGAAGATGCTCCAGATACCGATGCGTTATCAAATGGATTTAACTTAGAGCCTAGTTGCTTGGTTAAATCAATTACCCGCTTGATGGAGTTGTAAAGATTATTAAAGAAATTTACTACGCTGGCTAGGCCAGTAATAAGCCCAGATATTGCTGTTCCTATAATTTTGAATGCTGCGCCAAGAGTCTTGGCCAAGATTGGTGCTAACACATCTCTAGCAAATTCGGCTATAGCCTTGAATAGGTTTAGAAGCGGCCTAAGTTCCTCGCTGTTAGAAGCTAGGGAATCTCTGACTGTGTTGAAGGCTTTGCGTAGGCCATCGGTAATAGGGGTTAAGAATTGGATTACTGGGCGCAGCTTCTCGCCTAGGTTGTTGGTAAAGTCTGCAATGGCTGGAATAACTCTTTGGACCAAGGTTTCAACCAATGGCGTGATGGCTGTAAGAATGTAAGCGCCGACGGTTTCCTTGCCTTCATCAAAGGCCACTTGTAAGCGGCTTAACTTTCCTTGGAATGTATCGGCTTGCTTTGATGCTTGGTTTTCAAAAGTTCCAGCAAGTTTGGCTGTAATGTCATCGAATGACAGGGTAGCAAGTTCAGCCCTAGTAATTCCAACACCTAAACGGCTAAGCCCTGCCAGATTGCCTTCCTGAGCCTTTGAAAGGGCTTCTGTGACTGCTTGAAGGGACTTGCCACTACCAGCAGAGATATCAAGTGCTAAAGCCTGTAACTTTTGCGCCTTGTCAACATCTTTAGTTGCTCGGGTTAAACGATCAAGCGATGGGCGAAGTTCATCATCTGCAACACCCGTAGCCAGGGAAGTTTGGAGAATAAATTCTTCTGTGCTTTTAATTTGAGCATCGGTAGCCTGAGTAACGTTTCTTAAAGTATTGGCTAACTTGGCTTGAGCAGCTTCATCCGCAATAGCAGATTTAACTCCATCGATCGCTAACTTGCCAGCGTATGCGACTGCTGCCGCTCCTGCTGCTGCAAAGGCTAACCCGGCTTTTTTGCCAAACTCTGAGACTTTATCGCCAAAGGTTTTAACGGATGTGTCTGCGCCTTTAAGATTCTTATTGAAGTTATCAACGTCAGCAAGAAGCTTGAGCGTTAGCGCTCTAGTACCTGATGCCATTAGCCCCACTCCTTCAATACTTTGTTAAATGCTTCAGTCCATCTAGCGACGATCTGAGGTTGAATCTTTCTTAGCGTTGGATAGATAAACCAGCCCTTAGAGCCTCGACCTTCGCGGCCTGACCAGACGGGAAACTGCCTAAACTTATTAGAACCAAATTCAGAACCGCCCCAGATGTCTTTAGTGGTTGCGCCACCAGAAAACTTCTGAGAAGCAAACCCGTAAGTGATCTCACCTATTTTAGATGATTTCTTAACACGTGCTCCAGTTGCAATTCTTCCTGCTACTGCTCGGCTTGGCCTTGAGTTAGCGGTCTGAATAATTTCTAATCGAGCGTAATCCGCCAGCGCTCCCGACTGGCGTTTGGCTTCTGCGGTAGCTGCATCATCCATATTCTTGAGCGCTTTAAAGATTGCTCGGAGTTGAGTCTGATCGAGTGCTACTGCATCATCGGCCATTCCGTTGCTCCAATATCTCTAACGCTGTAAGAATATCCTCGGCACTTTGCCAGTGATCCATTGGAATCTGTGTGGCTATTGCCAGTTCTACCAAGAGTCGGCTTACGCTTCCTCTTGGATGACTTTTGGGTCTTCCCCACCTACTTCGACATCTGCGACCGATTCCATCCAGACATCGAGCGCCTTGGTTGGCTTGCCCCCTGCATCACGTTTCATTGCTGAATGTGCTACATAAAGAATGTCCCACATGCCACCAAACTGGGAGATAACCTTCTTAGTTGTCATCTCCCATTTGGCGTAATCAGGTGGTCGAACCAGGTAAGTGGTTTCCGATCCGTCTACATATTTAATTGTTATTTGCTGTTGCATTGTCGCTCCCGTTTCTATTGTTTAGGAGAATGTGTCTGTCACAATTCCCTTTTTGACCTTGAATGTAAAATCTACAGTTTGAGCATCTGTTCCTGAGCCCCCGGCTGTAGGAAATTCTGGAAAGATATCAAAGACGAATTGAGCGCCTGTGACTGTTGTCATTGTAACTGCAATTCCTGTGTCTGGTGCTGATTCTGCGGCTGACCATAGAGCCTCGCATACTGAATCGACCTTGCCCCAATCGGCCAACATTGAGAGAGCAAATGTGCCTTCGATGTTAGTAGTTTTGACTTCTTCGCCATCGAGAGTCTGATAAACCTCGCGGACATTAGTCTTTGTTAAAAGTGCAGAAGTCGCTTGTGCATCAATATCTGTTCCACCTGTGAAAGATAGAGAAACATCGCGACCTGTGATTACTGTGGTTGCCATTATTTATCCTTAGTTTGTTTGAGTGTAGTAGGTGGAAACTCTGATATCTGCCACCAATACATTGGAAGGCCCGACTTGAGTTACCGTTGGTTTTTCAACCGCTCCGACGATGTACCCGGCAGGGATTACCTTCAGAACACTTATTACTAGCTGCTCGAGATTGTCGAGCGATGCAGGATTGCTGTTATATGCAACCGCTACTGAGATTACAAGATTGATTTTAATGTGAAGTGTTGATTTGTTAATAGTTTCTAATTCAAGGTATGGAGAATCTGGGACTGTAACTACGAAAGGAACCATGGGGGCTTCTGGAACGTAGGCATAAACGTTACCCGCTACGTTTGCAAAGGCTGTGGCTAATGGTGTGCGTACTGTGTCTAAAATTGTGTTTGGCATTACTGCACCATTGAATCGGTATCGATAAACGCTCCGAGAAGTCCTGACACTCGATTGAACAAGCTACGGCCTAAGCGGTATGGGCTTACCTGGGTAAAGTCGATTCCCTCGATCTGTCCTCCTGGAGCAATCCGAGATTGAAAGACTTCTACTGATACTGCTAGGACTGCTGACTCGACTGCGCTATTGCCGACATAAGTAGCTGCGCCTGAAAGAGTTGCCAAGCCTGATGGGATTACCTTGCGCTCTGTAATATCTGCGTTTGTAATTGAGACTGTAAAAAAGCCGTTAAATTCTCTGTAAGAACCATCTAAAAATATGCGTGAGTTAGAACGCAATACGAATGAATCGTAATCTAAGTTGCTAGATTCTAGGATTGTAAAAGTGCCGTTGAATGGAGCACCGACGCCTGTAACTACTACGCTTTGACCCACTCCGAAGTTATTATCGCCTAGGACATAATATGTCGCGATATTGTCTTGAAGCGCCACGACATCGATCGGGCTTGAGTACTTGACCAACATAGGCAAGATAACTGCCTCGGCTGTGTCTATGACATCTGTTAAATAAGCATCGTTATAGAGGGAATTGGAAACGCCAAGCACAGAGCGCAATTCGGCTGGTGTGACTATTGTTGCCATTTCCAATTCCTCTCGTTAAACGACTGGGGAAGCTACCGGGAGCAGCAGCCCCCCCATGATTAGTTTGTGACTAGGCAACCATGTAACGGTATGCGCCAGCGCCTAGCTTTGTCGCGATTGCGCCATAGCCGTAGTATCCAACTTCGACCTGACCTGTTGAGATTAGGTTTGTCTGTAGTGATAGGCGTGGTGACTCGTAGAATGTGTAAGCATCTGGGTTGATAGCAATAAGTGTGTTATCGCCAACGCCAGAAATTGCCCGTGATACGCGTAGGTTAAGTCCTAGCAGATTTCCGCGAATTGCTGTGGCTGTTAGGTTACCGCCAGCGTTTTGAGGATTAATTGTCTGTTGGAAAATTGGGCGATTTGAACCATCGACCAAGCCCATTAGAACGCCCCATTGTTCTGGAGATACAACAATGTTTTCTGCAAATCCAAGAGTTCCGTTGTAGATTGAAACTGCTGCATCTGAAACAAAGTCTGCTACTAAAGCGCCAGTTGTAAGTGCTGCGCGATCTCCGCCGTCTGTTCCGTTTGTAATAAGAGCAGTTCCTACTGCTGTATCTGTGGCCTTTGCGTAAGCAAATTCCATTTGACGTACGAGTTCTGCAAAGAAGGCAGGTGAAGAACGATCTAGAAGCTCTAGGCTAAATGTCTGACGGCCAATGAACTTCTGAACATTTACAGTAACGAACGCTGCGTTCTGGTCTGTCTCTGATGGTGCGCCGCCTTCGGATGCGACTGCAACTGTTGGAGCAACTGTGATCTTTGGAATCTCAAAAGACATACCTGCATCAGGTAGAGCGCCTGTAGAAATTGAGTCAATAAATGGGCGATCTGCGTTTGAGATGCCATTTATAACTTCAGTTAATTGACGTGTAGGAATTAAACCTGCGTTGTCTGTTGTGTCTGCTGCTGCTGCAACATACATTTTTGATTGGTCGTTGCCTAGTTGAGCGCGGACTGAGTGCTCGAGATAAGAAGCCTTATCAACGATTGGGTTACGAACAGTAGTTGAAATGTAAGGTGCTGTTGCAGCCTTAACTTCAACCTTTGCAGCCTCTACCGTTTCTGCGGCAGGAG